GCAGATAGAAAATCGTCTTTGAAGCAGGCAGAAAATACTGGGCAATATCTCTCACCTCTAGAATATCCATCGATGCACTTCTTAATTAAGTTCATAACTTCACTATTTGGCATCAATGGCTCCTGAAATCCCTTATGGGGGGGAACCTTCACAAAGAAAGATGATTTGGCTGTTCTATAAGGGTGTCCAGCACTGGTCGACATTTTAAGTTTGTCTAGGTACTTAACACCCACCACTCCATTAACCGCATCAAAGAGATCCAAGGGCTGAATCTCTTCGAGATCATGGGGAGATAGTCCCGATATGATCTCTTGAGCAAAATCCCTTGCGATCTCATCCAATTCTGGTAGATTGATCCTCTGATCTATATCTGCCATATCACTTAAGGCTATATTTTTCGGTCTCCATCCTGACAACACAGGAGGGAATTTATTAGTAATATAACCCCGAACGGAGAGAGACTTATTCAATAGTGATAAGCGATAGTCACTCTTCATATTAGCTCTAAAACCAGAACTAGAACCAAAAACGTTGAAGGGACGATTCTTAAGATAGCGCAGTGGAGATCTTTCATCTAGTGATTGGAGAACTACTTCTTTACCACCTCCTGTCATATTGGAGGTTCCTACTGTTACTATGTCTTTTTCATATCGAGATATCTCTCGGTAGAGAAATTCATTCGTAACTTTTATAGAGGCAACCTTACCTTCACCACCAGCTACATGTAATCCTAATATAATAGGTCCATATGTATTCTTAACGATCATGACAGAACCACACTCCCCTTCTAAAGTAGGGAATTGAGGAGTTCCCTCCCATACATCGTAATCTTTCGGAACACCTCCTATAGGGAGGGTTAATGAAGGATTTGAATGCACGTTGAGAAGGGAATCTGACTTAAATGTTCCATCTACAAGGCGAATCAAAAGGATTCCTTCGTAGGTTCCTACAAAAGACTCCTTACCAAACCAATCTCGTATATCACTAACTGGAGGCAGACATGGGATTTTAAATATGGCTAGATCCAAATTGGGATATCTATGTATCTCACTTTGAGTGAGAATAAAAGTAGTCACTGTGTTTTTATAAACGGTGACCTCTAAGATACCATTCGTTCCTAGGCCGTGATTATTCGTAATATACCATTGCCC